AAAAGGCTTACAAGATTCAGAAATAGATTTACAAAGTTTTTATGATGCTTCTGTAATTTGCGAAACACAAGTAACACCATATTCAGGTGGAGATGATATTAATATATTTGATATAAACACAGCATTAGATACTTCTAAAAACATTATAGAAAATGTTAGAGAACTATTAAAAGGCTGTAGAGGTTATCTACCTTATAATGCTGGTAAATATAACCTTGTTATAGAAACAACAGGCACAGCAACTATTACATTAACTGAAGATGATATTATTGGTGGTTATTCATTATCAACACCACCTAAGAATGAAAGATACAATAGAGTTATAGTTGGATTTGTAGACCCTGATAGAAACTATCAAGTTAATGAAACTCAATTTCCACCAATAGATGATTCAGGATTACCAAGTGCAGATCAACACGCAACAATGAAAGCAGAAGATGGTGGATTCTTATTAGAGGGTAGATTTAATTTCACAACAATAACAAGTAAATATCAAGCTGAAGAAATGGCAGAAGTTATTTTAAGAAGATCAAGAGATGCTTTATCTTTAGGTCTTAACATTAATTTTAATGCTTATGATTTAGCAATAGGAGATATTGTAAATATCACACATAGTTCTATGGGCTTTAGTGCTAAACCTTTTAGAGTTATTGGAATTACATTTAATCAAGATTTTACAATAGGATTATCTTTAGTAGAACACCAAGACAATCATTATCAATGGTCGGAAAAAGGACAAGTTGCAACAGTACCTACAACTAATCTTCCTAATCCATTTAATATTCAGCCACCAGCAAGTGTTACTTTAGATGACCAACTTATTGAATACAATGATGGAACTGTAATCGTTGCATTAGATGTAACTATAGGTGCATCTACTGATAGCTTTGTCGATTATTACCAAGTAGAGTACAAAAGGAGTACAGATTCAGATTATATTATCTATGCACAAGGTAGTGGATTAACTCATAGAGTTTTAAATGTAATTGACCAAGAAACCTATGATGTAAGAGTTAAGGCTGTAAATACTTTAGGTGTATCATCAAGTTATGTAACAGCACAAAGAACTATAATAGGTGCTATTGCACCACCAAGTGATGTAGAAGATTTTTCATGTAATATTGTAGGACAAGAGGCTCATTTAAGTTGGAATCAAATACCTGACTTAGATTTAGCATACTATCAATTAAGATTTAGTGAAGAAACAGATGGAACAGCAGATTGGCAAAATTCAGTTAATTTAGTTTCTAAAGTATCAAGACCAGCAACTTCAATTTCTGTACCAGCTAGGGCTGGAACTTATCTTATTAAAGCTGTAGATAAATTAGGAAACTTTAGTTCTAACGCAACTGCGATTATTTCAAATGTAACTGATGTTGTTAATCATAATGCAGTAGCCACACAATCAGAACACCCTGATTTTAATGGTACATTTACAAACACAATTTTAGTAGATGATTCAATACAATTAGATTCATCAGAATTATTTGATTCAGCTAGTGGAGACTTTGATGACGATACTGATAGATTTTTTGATTCTGGTACAAGTAATGCTGACTTCTTTGCAAATGGTAATTATGAATTTGCAGATGTTATTGACATTGGTGCTAAACATACTGCTAGAATTACAGCATCATTAACGCAAAGTTCAGATAACCCAGACGATTTATTTGACAATAGAACAGGATTATTTGATTCTGCAACATCTAACTTTGACGGAGATACACCAGCAAACTGTGATGCTCATTTAGAAATAGCAACTTCAGATGATAATGTAACTTATACAGCTTTCCAAAATTTTGTAATAGGAAACTATACTGCAAGATATTTTAAATTTAGAGTATTTTTAACATCAAGAGATTTAGCATCTACACCTGTTGTTAGCCAAGTATCTGTAACAATAGATATGCCTGATAGAATATTTAGTGGAAATGATATAACTTCTGGTGCTGGAACATATACTGTAACATTTACAAATCCATTCAAATCTGTTAATTATGCTGTTGGAATTACAGGCGAAGATTTAGCCACAGGAGATTTCTTCTTGGTTGAAAATAAAACAATAAATGGCTTCGACCTAACATTCAAAAATTCAGGTGGTACAGCAATAAGTCGTACCTTTGATTATATTGCAAAAGGCTTTTAAAAGGAGTATAAGAACAACATGGCACAAGGAGATTATTTAATTCAGAACCAATCTTTTCCCTCTTTTCGTAGTGATTTAAACTCTACTTTAGAGGCTATCAATACTTCTAATTCAGGAACATCAAGACCAAGTTCAGCAGTTGCTGGAACAGTTTGGTTAGACACTACTAACGCAACAAATCCAACTCTAAAATTCTTTGACGGAACAGATGATATATCTTTAGCACAATTAGACTACACAGCTAACACAGTTAATTGGTTAGATTCTGTTACAGCAAGTTCAGATGTTGTTGATGACACTACACCTCAACTTGGTGGAAATTTAGATGTTAATGGAAATTCAATAGTTTCAGTATCAAATGGAAATATTACATTCACACCTGATGGAACAGGTAAAGTTATTATAGATGGTTTATCTTTTCCAACAGCAGATGGAACTTCTGGTCAAAATTTAATTACAGATGGTGCTGGTAATTTATCTTTTTCAAATGTTATTCCAGCAGATAATACTGTTTCACTTGCAAAATTAACAGCTACAGGTACAAAAGACGCAACTACATTTTTAAGAGGAGATAATACTTTTGCATCAGCTGGTGGTGGAACTAACACACCAAATTTTGAAGTTAGTAAAACTGACAGTAATCAAACTTTAGCTAATACCACTTCTACATTAGTAACTTTTAATAATGAAGTTTTTGATTCTGATAGTGCTTTTGCTTCAAATAAATTTACAGTTCCATCAGGTGAAGGTGGAAAATATTTTTTTTATGCTTCAATTAAATGGGGTTCAGATGATAGAGGCATAAGAGTTGTTTATTTATACAAAAACGGAAGTTTAGTTAAAGAATTATTAGATACAGCTAGTCCAAATCAACCAACTGGAGAATCTCACTCTACGGGTGCATTGTTAAATTTATCTGCTAGTGATTATGTAGAGATATATTGTTATCAATCAACAGGTGATCCAGAAACTATTTTGGCTAGTAGTACAGGAACATATTTTGGTGGATATAAATTAATAGAATAAAGAAAATAAATTATGGCACAACTTTCAACTAAAATAAAAAAATATGTAAATGCAGAAGTAGATTTCTTAAATGATGTAATACTTCAAGATGATGGTCAAGGTGCATACATTAAAGAATGGAATTTAGATATTGCTAAACCAACTCAAGCACAATTAGATGCTTTAGAAACTGAAGCACAAGCAGAAGAAAATCTGAAAACTATTTTAAATGCAAGAGCAACTGCTTATCCATCAATTCAAGAACAGTTAGATATGCAATATTGGGATAAAGTTAATGGTACTACTAATTGGGAAAATGCCATTACTAAAGTAAAAGCAGATAATCCTAAACCATAAGGAGTTTAGATGCAACTATCTAAACATTTTACTTTAGAAGAATTTGAAAAAAGCCAAACAGCTACAAGAAAAAGTATTAAAAATAAAGCTGGTGCTGGAGAGATTAAAAATCTTGGCGATTTATGTTACGAAGTATTAGAGCCTGTTAGAGCAAAGTTTGAAAAGCCAATCACAATAACATCTGGTTATCGTAGCCCAGAATTATCAGAAGCTATAGGCTCAAAAGCAACATCACAGCATTGTCTTGGCGAGGCTTGTGACCTAGAGATAATGGGAGTTTCTAACCTTGAAGTAGCTTTATGGATTCAAAACAATGTGGACTTTGACCAACTAATTTTAGAATACTACACAGGCGAACAAAATAGTGGTTGGATTCATGTTTCATACAAAGATGGTAGTAATAGAAAACAGGTTTTGACATTTGATGGCAAGAAATATACAAACGGATTACCTGATGCAAAGTGGTCAGGTGGAAAAATAACTAACTAATAGGAGACAATCATGCCAAGACATTATGGAAAAATGAAACCAAAAATAAAGAAAAAGAAAAAAGCTAAAAAGAAAAAGTAATGGCTAAAAAAAGAAAGAAAGCACCAAAGGGTTATCATTATATGCCTAATGGTAAATTAATGAAAGATTCAGCACATGGCAAAAAGAAGAAAAGTCGCAAAAGATAAAAAGACCAAAGTACCTAAGAAATATCTTAGTGGCCTCAAAGGTGCTAAACGATCATCAAGAGCAAATCTTTTAAAACAAATGGCTGACTTATATAAAAAGGGTAAAAGAATACCTTTATCACTATTTAGATCGAGAGTTAAATAATGGCAGTTAGAAGAAAACCTTTATCAGCTAGTATAAGAGCAACACTTAGAAGAAAAGCTAAAGCTAAAAAAGGTGTAACATTTGGACAACTTACAAAAGTATATCGTAGAGGACAAGGTGCTTGGCTAGGTTCTGGTTCAAGACCAAAAGTTCCTATGTCAGCTTGGGCTATGGCTAGAGTTAATTCATTTGTTAGAGGCTCACGAAAACACGATACAGATTTAAGAAGAAAAAAGAAAAAATGAGCCTATACGATACCTACATTGAACAAGCTAAACTTATTCATCAAAACGATAAGAAATGGCGAGGCACAACTGTTGTTAAATACATTCCAATCATTAACGAGATAATAAAATCTAAACAAATTAAAACCATATTAGACTATGGCTGTGGTAAAGCACAAAACCACCCTAAGTCATGGAACGCATCTAAATATGACCCAGCAGTACCAGAATTTAGTACAAAGCCTGATAATAGATTTGATTTAGTGATTTCAACAGATGTATTAGAGCATATCCCAGAAGATCATGTTGATGAAGTTATTAAAGATATATTTAACTATTCTGACCAATGGGTTTTCTTAACTATTTGCACAAGAGAAGCTAGAGAAATATTACCCAATGGAATGAACGCACACGCAACTGTTAAACCTGAAGAATGGTGGAACGATAAATTAAAAGATTATACTAGATATACCGTAATGTATTCATAATGTTCGACCCATTCGAATATCTATCTCATAAAAAAATACTACTAATAGGAAACGCAGATTTAAAAACTGAACCTAATTATTCCGAATACGATTGTATTGCTAGAATGAATTTAGGAGTATTAGATAAACCTTGTGATGTTTGGTTTAATAATTTGGTTAATCAAGCACATCAATTTTTATTTGATAAACTAGGTTATTACCCAGAATTTAAAAACATCATAAGACTTAATGCTGAAAAAGGTGGTAAAAGAATGGAACGATTACCTAACCAATACAAACCTCACGCATGGTTATGGAACTTAAAAGAATATACTAAAATGCAAGAAGAATTAGATTATCATAGACCGACAACAGGATTAGTTTCTGTGTATTGGATATTAAATAACATTAAATGCGATCTTCATGTTACAGGTTATAATTTCTTTGAAACTTGTAATAAATATACAAGAGAAATACACCAAGTATCTAAGACTTATGCTTATCCATCACATGAAATGGAAAAAGACGAATATTGGATTAAAAGATGGCATGATGAGGGGAAACTTAACTTTATTGAAATTTAGATAATATCTGATATTAAAGGTTATGGCTTTCAATATTCAAAATAGCAAACCCTTTGTAGAATTTGATTTTGGTATCAATGT